AAGTCAATGCCTACTTCGAGCGTGTCGCGATCCTGATTGAATCTAGTAAACCCATTGATGTCTTGTTCGCGTAAAGTGTTTAAGACAACCGCAGTACCGTCACCGTTAATAATAAATACATAGTTAGCGTCTTCAGCAGATACAGCAGATACAACATCCATATCTACAGGGTTTACAATAGCCTTAGAAGCTAATACAGATAAATCTATACTGCGGTATGCGTTCTCATTAAAGTTAAACAGGAACTGCTTTAGGCTTCTTCCAGTGCCATCAATGAATAGTGTAGCCCCATCCAATGACATAGTAGGTACGTCAACGCTAAAGCTACCATGTTGTGTTTGCTGTTCAGCAGTAATAGTAGCAGGGGTGTTACCTGTTACGTTGTACTCTGCGCTTTCAGTAAATACGTGTACACCGCGACCACCAGACACATCAATAATCTTGCTTTTAGAGCCGTTAATAGTGAAGGATAGCCCCTCATCATCAAGCCCTTGATCTATTTCAAAGTCTAAGAATGAGCCTGCTTTAGATGCTAGTAAGTTCTGTGGCTTTGACTTAGTGCCGCCGAACCATAGTCTACCGTTAGCAAATACACCGCTTCGTGGATAGCCTCGTGTTGCGCTCCATATATCCTCTTTTCTCGACACACCCGCAGTAATAATAATTGCAGGAATATCACCTGTGCCGCCAGATGTGGCAAAAGCAAGCACCGTGGTTAACGTGATAGCTGATTCGCCCGCACAAGTTACTGTGTATAAATGCCCGCTAGTATGTGACACAGATACGCCATTATCACCGAACAAAGGCATATCCTGAACGGTGCGTCTTATTTCTTCTTCTTGTACTGTATACGCTGTATCAGAGCTTGTTAAAGTCTTAGACTCTATACCGTTAATTTCTATTTTATATCTATTGCCAGTAGTCTTGTGATGCTGTAAGTCAATAGTGAATACAGCACTAGTAGGCGTGGGGCTTTGCGAATCATTGTAATCGAACTGTGGGATATTCTGGAATGTAGGCGTATCTATTTCTAGCCTACCCAATCCATTAAAGTCATGTATGATTCTCATGGGGGGTTTGTTTTCATGAAACCCTAATAATACATTCTCATTGACAGCTACACGGTCAGGCAAGTCACTACCGTTGTAGTGCATTAGGTCCTGCACCTTAGTAGTAGCAGTGTCAGTTACACGATATACCGCAATGTTGTTAGGGTCAAACACAAGTAAGAACGAGTCAGTCTTACTAACGTCGAAGCTGTGTATTTTGTAGTTTGGTGTTATACCAGCAGATGTAAAAAATACGCGCACTTCAGCAATCTTAATTCGCGTATATCCTGCTGTTGACGATGCTTTACGAACTAATCGCCAATAGTCTGCCGCAGTACCACCTATGCCATCAACATTAATTCTTATGTTTTGTGGAAAGTCAGAGTATACAGTTGGCACGTCTGCCGCTTTTACCCACGTTGCATTGTCTGTGCTATATTCAATATCAAACGTATCTTCCTGATACCCTGTGTCTGTAAGCTGTATTTGAAATAAATCTATGTATTTTTTGTGCGTTGAAGTATTTGTCGGTGTAGTCCAAACTACATAATCTGCACCAGTAACAGTTGCGTTTGTGCTTACCTGTGCTTCTAGATTGCCATTCTGTAAATACGCATGTTCGACAGTATTTGCATTATTGGGCATGTCGATAAAAGGCAGTCCATTTATCATTTGCGTCATATCAGGTGCATGAGATATAAACTCAGTACCCATACGACGCTTAACGCCACCCTGCGGTACAGTTACAACATTCTCAGCTAACTGCATACCCTTGAAGTACTGGTCGATATCTGTACGACCTTTGATTAGCTCAGACAGTTCACCACTTGTGAAGTTGTTTTGTAAAAAGCTACTCTTAGCCATTAGAACCTCACATCAAGGAATGGTCTGCTCTGTATAGGTGTGGTTGGGTGCTGTTGCGAATCAGTGTTACGCGCCATCTGAGAGGCATTTAGATACTCTCTAGCCATTGCGTCTTTAATGGTTGCACTCTCACTTATAGCAAGAGCAAAGTCTTTAGCCAAAGCGTACTCAAGCATCTTAGTAAAGTATGCGGGGTAATCAGCTTCAGATACGTCATAGATGTAATCGCAGTACAAGTCACCACTATAGTTACAGTACACACGATCACCAAGAACTTGGTATGGTAAGTTAGGATTTAACTTAATTAGTGTAAGTAGATCAGACGGCAACTGATACATTGATGAATACTCAGTGCCTACAGGGTCAGCATTTATCTTAGCCAACTGTGCTTTCTTCCTAGCAAAGCCCCATCTGTGCTTAGTTAGCTCATGCGCGACTATGTTGTCGTATAAGTTATTAGCTACGACCTGTGCGCGAGAGTTGCCAGTAAGAGATGTTAATGGCAAACCACCTATTAAAATTAATGCGTTAGAAACTAATCCTATTTTACTAGCCATGATTTACCTTTATGTAGAAATGAAAAGGGGGGCGAACCCCCCTTATAAGCCTAATTAGGCAGGTGTTGCATCATACTTAATTTCAACCAGACCTGCGACATCACGAACAGCCGCGCCTGCTTTCAACATACCGTTGCACAAGAAAGAAGTCTTCTGTGGAACGTAGTCAATAGAGGTTTTCATGTCCATGCCAATAGCAAGACCAATTGCAGATTTGTCAAATGCGTAAGCACTAACAACATCAGAAGCAACAGTTAGACCGCCTTCTGCACGATCTTCAAGAACAACAACATTGAAGCCTGCAAATGTGTTAACTTCACCATTTACTAGAGCTTTAACATTTTGGTAGTCAGCAGATGATACTTTCTCATCAGCTAATAGACCTGCAAGACCAGTACCGTTGATAGCAACAGTAAGATCGCCAGAACCAACACCATTCTTAACAAGCTGTACTTTAGCGTCAATCAAGTCAGTAGCAAGAAGACCAGTAGTAGTAACACCTACAGCAGTTGGAGAAGCCGCATCCATAGCCGCGATTACTAGTTGGTCAAGTCTACGACCTAATGCGCCTGCAATAGTAGTAGCTAGTTCTTGTTTCTCGTCAAAGTTTACTTCAGCCGCATCAAATACGTCAGTGTACTCTGGAGCATTCCAGTTAGACAAAGTGGCTGTGATAAGGCTGTGTGCAACATCCATTGGATCAACATCAGCACTGGTAACTTTTTGATTAGCTAGACCTTTGCCCATTGCACGGAACTTGTAAGTGTCACCAACTACGTTATTACGCACGGTAACAGAATCACGAAGGAGAGATGCGTTTTGGAACGCGTGTTTTACCATGCTGTCAAATTCAGTAACAGCTACTGGAGATAAGTTAATACTCATTATAATATCCTCGAAAAAGAGATTTTTAATTTAATAGTTTTTCAAGGTTTTAGCTGAGTACCCAATAAATTTGGTCAGCATCCAACCTAAATTTATCGAGCCTTAGAAAGGGTATTCGATGCCGTATTATAACACCGAACACCCATATTTGTAAACATTAACCGCCAAATGATGCCATCATCTGCTGAACTTTGCGCTCATGGTTAATATCGACACTGCGTAACAAGTTACCTTTGTCGTCTTTTCTGAACATTTCTGCTTCTACATCAGACCACGTTAGACCTTGTGGATGCTCGCCACCCTCGATAGGTAGTTTGGCAGGCATAGTTGCTTTAACAATCATCTCTATCAAAGCTACGCTGTCAGCAGTTGTAACTAGCTCTTGTGCCGCACTGTAAGTATCTGCATCTAGGTTGTTCTTTAAAAACCCTTCTACAGTCTTCAGGCGCTGTGTAGCGTTGTCACCTAGCTTCTGCATTTCCATTTCTTGCGAAACTTCTTCTACAGCTTGCTCTTGTGCAGACAATAAATCCCATGCACGACTGAACGCTTCATCAGACATGTTTGTATCTTTAGCAAACTCTGTTAGCTCAGTTAGTAAGGCATCATCAGACTCAATGCCTTCTGGGGCTGTATAGCCATCTTTAGGCGCGCCTTTGAATCCACCAAACTTCTTTTCTAACTCAGTGTATGCTTTTGCTTGCTCTGCTACTGACTGGTACTTATCAGACTTATACCACTCTGGTGTTTCACCTGCACCCTTAATACCTTCGGCTAGAAAATACTCACCCTGATCTAACGTGGGTTCGGCATTGTCTAACAAGGTATCAGAAGTAGCTTCTTGTACTTCGGCTTGTTCTTCGGACATATTAACCTCTTACTTTAGCTTGTTGTATTAAATTGATCACATACTTAACTACACCTGACTCACCATTATGGTAAGCCGCTTCGTAGTCTACGTTCTGCGATTCAAAGGGAGTGTCATTGTTATATATGAAACGTGACGTTAAGTCTTCAAGCACCTTCTTTCCTTCAGGCGTAGAAAAACATCCACTGTAAGCCTTAGCTAATTCAATGGATTTTATCTTCTGTTCTTCTGCGTATTTAGATTCCGCCTCTACTTTGGCGTTATCTATTTTGTCCCAACTCAAAGCGTTGTTTGTCCCTGCATCGGCTTCTCGCCTTCTATGCCCATCTGTGCGGCTTGCGCTCCTGCTTGTATTACTGCTTGCTTCTCACTTTCACTTCTTACTAGTGAGGCAGGCATACCTGCTTTGTTAGCAACCCAAGTACCAAAGTCTTCTAGCTTGAATCCAATCTTAGCTTCGTCTGGACCTGCGTTCTGTAACACAAACTGCACAGCTTGTTGAACAGTCAAAATGTCTTCACTATCCTGCTGTCTTGCTAGTGGTGACATAAACTTAATATCAATGTCTCTACCATCTAACTGTAGGGGCTGAATAATGCCTCTACGAGTCAATATAGCAACAACACGCTTTATAATAGGGATTAATACTTCAGTTTGCAAGCGACCAAATGCAGAACCTATACGTTTTGCTAGTTCACGCGACTCAATAGCAACCTCTGTAGCTGACCTAACAGCACCAGTAGGATCACGTAGATCGTTGAATAGCGCACGTTTAATGCTCATTTGTAAGTCATTAATAACAAACTGTGACAACTGTAGGTTAGCACCAGTATCTAAACGTCTCAATGATGGGTTAGCACTGTTGTTAGAACCAACTGGAATAACAACCCCTGGGCTTATACTAATATTGTAGGGGTTAGTCACACCGTCATCAGTGGCAGTGTACATACCTGCTAGGTCGATAGCGGCTTTCTGTAGGGTAAACTCTTTAGCCTTGTTCAAAGACTTAACATCAGGCAGGGCTTGTAGTGCAGGACCACGACCACGTACTTCACCTGCTACCTTAGAGTAACGACCTGTAACCCACGGTGATGATGGTCCAAAGTCTTCCATCCATGAGATGCGATCTTCTTTGTTTACCCATAGGCAACCGTAATACGTCTTAGACTTAGGCATATAGACAACACCTTCGTGCGCATCTACCATAGTGTCTGGCTTATCTTTAATTATGTTAGCCATTGTGGGTGATGGTTTAAACCCTGCCCACTTTCTTTGTAAGTCTTTTGCTTTAACTTTGAATCTGCGCCAGTGTGTCTCAACACTTCCTTGCGGACCTTCTTCAAACGCAATACCTTTCTGCGGTATGGCATTAAATACAAGCGGCATATCATCGTCATCTTCCTCATCAATTCTAAGAGTACCAGTACCGATTAATAGGTCTAGTGCATGCTCATAGAACTGTGTAGCGAAGTTGGAACGGTTAATATAATCAAAGACTTCTTCTGCTTGCTCTTCTAGGTTGCGCTTAATGTCTTCTTCTGACACATCAAACTCACCTGATTGAAGTAATTTTTTTACGCGAAGTGATGGTTCAAACGTAGCCCATCGTGACCAGATAGGGGCTATGTTTTCTTGTAGCTTACTAGCGCCTTGTTGGATAGCTTCAAGAGCAGTCGAGTCAAAGATTTTGTCCATCTTCTTTTGACCTGCAACATTCTCTTCAAACAAATTTCTGTTAGGAAGGAAGTATTCGTAGGCATCGTCTAATGTATCATGCCAATGTGTTGATCTTTTAAACGCATTAGCTTCTCTTTTTTTCAGATCATTGAGAGAGCCTAATTCAGAAGGTAGCTTCAAAACATACTCCTTGCCATAGATGCAGTATAGTTTCTTTTGCCTGACTCATCTGTTGGGTTTTGACGCGCTCTTTTAGGAATATAACTTGTACGCATAGGCTCAGCATCTCTACCCTGAAATCCTTTAAGTAGTGACTTAGCACCAACAGTGCCGCGAGCTTGTGCTTTTAGACGGCTTTCCGTTTGCCCTATCTCTTCATCGAGTCTACGCTCTGTTCTTCGTTCTATAGCGATTTCTTGCGGTGTAGCTTTAGGTTGCTTCGGTCGCTTCATGTGATTTCCTCAAATACTTATATAGTTGATATGGTGTCAGTATAAAAGGATTTGTTATCCCTAGTATCTGCTTGGTATGTCCTACACAGGTATTGAGCATGAAAAGCGATCTTCTGCGCTTCTTTGGCACAAAACTGCATATAATATAATTGTTGTCAATTATACCTTTTTCTGCGTCAGTTGTGAATAACTCAATAGTTTCGGTCGATTTGCTAAACTTTATAAGTCGGTCAGCAGAAGGAACCACAATGTAACAGTGTCTAATCCCTTTTTTAAGGAACCTACTCCACCAGTGATCTCTATCATTAGTGAATACAATATACATTCTAGTACACACTGAAGTTCACTTTAGCGTTAACAGGTTTTGTAAACTTACCTAGATC